AGAAACCACTGCTCGCCGCTCGCGGATCACCTTAAGCACTCTGTCAACAAAGTAAAGATCTGACACGGGGTTATCCCTATGAAGGAGACGCTCCCAAAATGGGAGCGTTCCGTTAGCGGAGAACGAACTTTGTGGCGCGCAACTGAGCGCCGAAGCCCCGTGCGGTCATCTCGCCCTTGGGAGCGGCGGGGATGGCGACGTTCTCGGTCTTAGCGTAGGGGAGTGACCCCTGACCGGCGTACTCTTCCTCCGTGACGATGGGAACAGAGGTAGTGCGGGTGCGGACGATGGGTCCACCGTTAGAGGCTTTGGGCATCGGAACTCTCCTTATGGGGTGTCAAACAGGGGGTAGACGTCTTGAACAGTGGTGGGGCTAGACACCGGGGTAGCGACAGGGACAACCACGGGAGCGGCTGTCTGGGCCACGGTATCCGCTCCACCTTGTGTAGGAAAGGAGTACTTTGAGAAGTCCGTGGCAAAGTTCGTGTCGGGAGCTGCGGGAAGGTTTGCCCCAATATAGGCCGTGGGATCAAAAGGACGGCGGTCCTTAACGCTGCTGTCCATTGCCCCATTGGAGCTACCGTAGACGGAGGTGGTGACCGTTGGCGTGGTGACCGTTGGGGTAGTTGTTGCGGCGGTATCTACTGCCGGAAGAATTGTTTCGGCCCCTTCGCCGCCGGGCGTATTGCCAACAATAGAATAGTTAATGCTGTTTGTGACGTTTGTCGTATTCGGTGCGACAGTCTGGCTGCTGGGCGTGGTTCCCATTTTATCGCCCGTCGTTTGCCCCCAAGTAGACTGTTGGTTATCAAGGGCGGTTTGCTGGGCCTGCTCAGTAAGGGACGTGTTGATTTCGTTGAGGAGGTTATCAACCTCGTCATTCTGCTGGTTCAGGGCGGAATACGTATCCTGACTTATGGTATTGTTTGTCGTAGTCGGCAACGAAGTGGTCGGGCCAACGAGGTCGCTGGTGGACTTGTTGGAGAGAGACAGGTTGCCGAAGGGGTTTGATGTGGTACTTGTGGCAGGGGTACTGGTAGCTGGGGCACCGGTATTTCCTGTAGGTGCCCAAGACGTTTGTGGTGCCGTCGTATTTGGCCCAAGCGTCTGACCGGCCTGAAGCGCGGACGAGATCTGGGCATTGCTCAGGTTTGACATTTGGGAAGAGGTTGTCCCAGTGGCGGCAAAGTACGCTGCGTTCGCAGCCTTCTCTCCTGCGGCTACGGCAGCGGCAGGGTCGTAGGCTTGATTGTTCACCACTTGGTCGTTCAGAACTTGGTCGTAAGCCTGATTGTACGCATTTTGGGCAGCTTCCTTCGCATCAGCGATGGATTGGTTTGCCGCCTGATTTGACTCGTACTGGCCCTCTACAAACTCCCCGGGGGAGGTCGAGAGGCCCGCATAGAGACCACTATTGGCTTGCGCCTCGGCCTCAGCTTGCGCATCAGCGTTCGAGGTCGTATTGGCGTTCGTATTGGCATTGGTCATAGAGTTTGCGTAATCCGCAAACTCTTGATCGCTCATGTCCGCAAAATTCGTCGCGTTTGGGTCCGCCGTTGGGCTGTCGCTGATCGAGATACTCATGCCGGGATTAGCTTCGGCGGCTGTTTGGGCCGAAGTAGACCAACCAGAGGATAGGCCCGACGTACCGGCAAAGCCAGACGTACCGGCAAAACCCGCCGAAGTAGATGACGGGCCTGCGGAGGGTCCCAAACCAAGTGCGGATGCCATGGCCGACCAACTGCTGAACGAGGACTGCGCGTTCGTGGCGTTCGGAGATGGGGCATCTGGATCATCTGGGTCCATGGAGGGGTCGTCTGGAGTATCAGGGGCATCCTCACTGTCTTCGCCCTCGTCACCCTCGTCACCCTCGTCGCCCTCGTCGCCCTCGTCGCCCTCCCCATCATCTCCGTCGTCGCCATCATCCCCGCCATCATCCCCGCCATCATCCCCGCCGTCGCCGCCATCTCCATCACCGCCATCTCCATCACCGCCATCTCCGCCATCTCCATCACCGCCATCCATCACCGCCGTCACCCCCGCCGCCGTCACCCCCGCCGCCGTCACCGCCACCTCCCCCACAGCCGCAGCCGCAGCCGCACCCCTGCGAGGCAAGAGAGATCACGGTGCATTCCATGGCCCCGGCGGTGACGCCGCCAAGCATGTTCAAGAGCGCGCGCTCTTCGGCGGTGACAATTGGTTCGGGCTTGGGCTCTCCGCGCACAACGGGAGCGGTCGCAAGGACGCCCGCCACCGCGTCATTCGCGGCAGCGTGTTTCAGCATCTTAACGGCTAAGGCGCGGAGTTCGTCGTCGGTCATGCCACAGTCCGATGCTCTTCGTAGAACCGCTCAAGGTTCGGGTAGTTAGTGAGCTTGGCCCCATTATCGCTCAGATTGGCTATCTCTATCAACCTCAAATCTCGGAGGTCTTCCGGAGACAGGTCAACCGGCTGCTTGGTCTTCCAATCGTAGATGTGCCCGGTCTCAAGACCCTGCGGGCGATTGATGATGCAGAACAGCCATGCCAGCCTCTCGGCCCGCTCCCCGAAGAGTTCCCGTATGACCGGGCGCTGGTCGGGTTTCACGGTGGCGAACTTGAAGCTGTTGGTCCCGTAGATGGAGTGGAGGCCCCCCGCAAGGGCGACCTCCTCGTCAGCACCCATCCTGATCAAGTCGTCGTACGTGTTCGTCAGGTGTTCTCCAAGTGTGAGGCCCATCCGACGGTTGTGCTGCTTCTTGAAGGTCCCCAGACGCTTCAGAGCTAGCAGAAGGATATGGCGGCGGCTCACAGAGGACGGCCCTTGAGGACCAAGACCCTGCGGGCGACCGGGCAGATGCGGCTCACACCGCGACCAGCATGCTTGATATTGCCCGGGAAGATGGTCATCCTTCCATACTTTGGAAGAATTGCACGGATGATGTTGTCCTCTTCCTCGTTCAGGAAGACAGTCTCACCGGCCCACTCGGGTTTCCAGTCCTTCTCGTAGTAGATGATGACGGTCTGGTCTTCCTTGAACTTGCTGTCCTTGTGGATGTAGCCCTCAACACCGTAGGTGTGGGCGTTGGCATAGGCGCGCACAAGCACAGGCGTCGTCGGCATGAACCGAGGCTGGATGTAGTCCCACAAGGCTTGGATGCAGGGGGCCACCTCGTGGTAGACCTCTTCACGCTCGACTTTGCTGTCGGATAGCACAATGTTCCAATGCCCGAAGCCCAGCATCTTGTTCGAGCGCCAGCCATACTGCCAACCGCGACGTTCGATCTCGCAGACGCACTCAGCCAAAATATCTTCGGGGATCTTGTCGTCATAGCAGCGGATCGTCTCCTCCTCTGCTATGGCCTTGCCAGCCTCAATCAAAGAGGCGTCCTTCTTCATCGCAGCGACAAGGGCGGCGACAGCATCATCGTACTTAAGGTTGTCGTCCATTCTATGACCCTACCTTTGGTTTCCAGCCGACCATGGCTTTCATTCTCAAAAGCGCGTCTCGGAAGGCTGCATCCTGTTTTGGCACATTCTTGATGAAGGTATCAAGCTGTGCCTCAGTATCCAGCGCGTCTTCCGTTCTGTTGAACTCTTTTTTTGGGGACAGTTTGTACTTTTTCGAGATGTCGTGAAGGTACTTGAGTTCACGGGTGTAGAGAGGCGACTTCGGCCCGACCATGTTCTTGGCATACTGGTTCAGGGCGAAGAACAGCTTATCTGGATCGCTCTCGGAGCGGCGAACAAGGTTGTTCCCGATCTGCAAGCCGTATCGCATGATGGAATGCTTCGCCAGCTCCTGAAACGCCACGGCGCTCTTCTGCGCGCTGCGTACCTCTCCACCTTTTGCAAAGGGCTTTGCTGTCTTGGTGTCGTATCCCATGCGCTTCGTGGGCTGCGGGAGATAGCGCCTGTGTTGGTTGGCGACAAGGCCGTAGCCCTGACCCTCCAAACCACCAAGCGCCAGATCAAGGCGAGCCAACATACGAAGGGCGCGGGGGTAGCGTTCAACGCGGCGAAGGATGGCCGCTGTGTCCTTGGCCATGATCTCGGCAGCGAACTCAGCAGCCTTGTCCGGAGGGATGGTATTGGTCGCCGCCATGCGAAGCAGGAAAGCAATCTTGTCCGCGCCAATGTTTCCCTCTTGGCAGAAGATGCCGATCTCCTGAAGGACGCGCGCCGTGGTGTTGGGGACGCTGATAGGAGCTGGGCTTCTAGCCTTGTTGACGACGTCAATGATGCCGCCATGAGCGTAGGACAGGCGGGGGATGGGAAGCATGGCCACTTGTGGCTGTTGTTGCAGAGCGTTTGAAGCGTTGAGCAATGCGTTCAGTGCATAGCTCTCCTTCTTTGAGGAGGCGGTGTCCTCTGACGGGGCTGTCTCATCCAACACATCAGCCGTATTTGGCGCAGCAAGCGGGGAAGCCTGTGCGGTCTTGTCGATGGGCGGCGTCTCACCAAGGGCGCTGTAGGGGCGCAGAGGGTCGCTGGTGGTATCCTTGCCCTCGTACTTCGCCATGATCTTGTTGGCAAAGGCGCTAGCAGGCATATCGGCCTGACCACCGTTGCCAGTGACGGCCTTGGCCGCGATCTTTGGATCCTTGTAGACTTCACCAAGCGCAGAAGTAGCGGGGGCATCCCCACCCTTCAGGAGCTTCTCGGCCCCAGCAGCACCCTGTTGATGAGCCAGATACAACGTCTTTCCATCGGGGTCTTCGATCCCCCGTCGTTGGAGATACGTCCGGTTCTGAACAGCCAAGCGCGCCGTAGCGTCAGCGGAAGCTTCGAGATCGTACGGGTCAGCGAGACCCATGCCCTTGGAAGTCTTAGGAAGAAACTGAAAAGGCCCTTCAGCGCCACTGCTTTTGTTGTAGACATCCTTCCCACCCCGGCTCTCAAGCTGGTAGACGCGCGCCAAGTACCCGCTGGGAAGGCGGTACTTGGCTTCGATGCTGGAGAAGAGCTTCTGCGTGTCGGCCATCAGACCCTCTTGGCTTCACGGGCGCGAGCGATGGAGACGTTGGCGCGAAGCTGCTGGATGTCCTCCAAGGACTTCCGCTTCTGCTCATCCTCAGTCTGCCGCTGCTGAAGCTTCCGCTCATCAAGGTCGATGCGCAGGGCGGCTTCCTCAGACTTCAGTTTAACCGCCTGCTCACGGATGTCGAGATCCCGCTGCTGGAGCTGGATCAAGGGGTCCTCGGACTTCTGCGGGTTCAACTGCTCCAGCACTTGGGCAATCATCTGCGCTTCGAGGACCGCCGCAGCCTTCTGGAGGAGCGGGAGCGGAGGCGGCGGAGGCGGCGCCATGCCCGGCATCTGCTGCATGCTTTGGTAGGCCTGCTGGGCGTGTTGCTGCGCCTGCTGCATGGACATGTAGGTGACATGTTCGAAGATGTGGGCCAGCAAGATGCCGTAGACTTGCGGGGAAGTCTGGATCAAAGGCGTCTTGATGAAGGCGACATGGGCGCTGATGTGGGACATGTGGTCCTGATCAGGAAACGCCTTCAGTTGAGGAGCGCCATTCGGCACAATCATCGACCGCGCGTTCTCCATAGCAGGGCCTTCAGGCTGCTGCTTGGGCGGGGGCGGCAGAAGCAAGTCGATATCCCTGACGCCAAGCGCCGAGTACATGCGATGATACGCCTCGTACTGGTTGTGCATCTGCGGGGCGGTCTGGGCCAGCCGAAGCTGCTCCTGCGCCATCGAAATGCGCTGGGTCATCGAGAAGATATTGGGGTCCGAAACCGGGATCACGTCGATCCGGTCGTCGAAATCCTGCGTGAAGATCTGCGGACCGCCCTTCACGTCGTAGGGATAGGCCTCCACGCTCTCACGGATCGCCCTCGTCAGGAGTTTCAGCTCCTGCTTCTGGGCATAGTGCAGCCGCTTGTGGACCGCGCTCAACACACGGCTCCCACGCTCCAGCAGAGCGATGGTTGTCCCGACCGGCATCTCCTGATTGGAGTCGGTCATGCCCAGATCAGCCGTTCCGATGAACTTTTCAGCCGCCGAGACGCAGAAACCGAGCAGTTGCATGAGGGTCGCGCTGGGTTCCTTGTAAGGAAGCGGCAGCAAGCTGTCTCTCAGGCTCCCACCGGGGGCGTCAACGTCGCGCCACTCGCCCGGTTGCAGCAAAGCGCCCTCATCTTGGATGCGCAGGCCCTTGGCCTTGAACCCGGCGGGCAGATTCGCCAGCGTTCCCGCGTCAATGAGCTGACGAAGGATCGAAGTCGAGCTTCTCGACAGGTTTCCAAGCAGATGCACCAGCCCAAAACCGTAGAAACCGAGGCCGGGCATGAACTTGTAGTGGACGAAGTACTGGCGCTTGCGCTTTTTCGGGTCTTTTTCGTCGTAATTCCGGCGGATCGACAGCACATCGCCGGTATCGACGTTGATCGTGACGATGTAGGGCAGCTTGATGCCCGTCGGCTCACCGTCCGCGCCGATATCCTCCAACCCTTCGAGGTCTAAGTATGTGTGGATCTCATACAAAGTGTAGTCGTCGGGGTCTGAAGAGGGTTCGATGCCCGTGATCTTGTCGGTTTTCTCTATGATGTCGTCCCGATCCATCTCCGCAGGCTCTTGCAGCTCAATATCCCGGTAAAAACCGGACACTTGCTGCTTGCGAAGGTCGTTTCGACTGATGCGGATGACGTGCGTGACACGGTCAGCGGTCGCCAGATCGCGCGCACCGTAGGGAACGATGAGATCGTTGGGCAAAACGTAGGGGGAAACGGCCCGCCCTAGCTCCCCATCGCGGTAAACCTTCTTGAAGGTGGACCCACCATAGCCCAGATAGTACAGCATCTGGTCATAATCTGGGTCATACTCCTCCATCTCGACGGTAATATAGTAATTAAGGAAGTCCTTGACCCTCGCAGCCTGCAACTCCTTCTCCGGAGTCATCTCTCCGACGATCTGCGCGCGGGCTGGGCCACCAGCAGGGAGCATTTCCTTGTAGGCTTGGGCCTGAAACTGGGTGACAGCCTCGTTCAGGATAGGGTGTGTGACGCCTGTTGACCCTTCAAAGGGCTCCGTGCGGTCGTCATAGGTGAGGCCAAGGAGGGTGAGCCCCTCCTCGTACATCTTCTTCCACTCCTCGCGGCTCTCATCGTCCTCTTCAACAGAGTTGGAAAGCTCCTTGGACATGGACCGCAGGCGCTTTTCGTCCATCCCCTCGGCGAGATTGTCACCAAAACCAAGGGTTGAGATGTCCCGGTTCTCCGTGGAGGTGTCGTAGGTGATCAGCGCACCGCCGTCCTCGTCCTCTTCGATGGTGTAGTTGGGCTCCTCACCGTCGTCCTCGGAGCTTGGAGCGTTGTCCCCTAGCTCCGTGTCGGGCATATCCTCGTCCTCAAGATCCATGGGAGCCTGCATCAGGCCCTTTTCGACGTTGTTGAAGCGGGAGTTTGCCATCAGTAATAAACCCTGTTGGATGGACGCTTGGTCATTTCCATCTGGTAATCATCGGGGTGGCCGATAAAGCCGCCCTGTCGGAACCGCATCAAGGCTTGGCTGGCGCAATCGACGTGGTCGTCGTGTTCGCCGAATGGGAAAGCCGCCAGTTCCTCCACGACTTCCTCCGCCCATGAGGCATCCGGCCTCCAGATCAGTCCTGACTCGAACAGCGTAGAGATCGAGTTCACCCTAGAATGTTTATCATTCCCACGGGAGGGCGTAAAGTTTACCACAGGAATGCCCATGGCCCGCAGTTCCTGCGTCAGCGGCATCCCCGAAGCCTTGGCCTCGATCAAGACCGTCTCCGGCTCCCAGTACTTGTACTCTTCAAGCGTGATCCGCTTGAGGTCTGGGAACTCCCACCGGCCCTTCTTGGCGTCCAAGAGGATCGCGTTGGGGGCAGAGTCCTCGGTCGGATAGAACACCCCCCACGTCTGGATGGCGCTATAGTCAGCGGTCCGTGTTTTGAGGAACGCCGTGTCGTAGCTCTGGATCACGTACTGGAGACGGGGGATGTCCTTCTTCTCCCAGACCTTCCACCAATCCCTCTTGATCAAGGAGGAGGCGTCGGAGGTAGGGCGCTGCATGTACTGCGCCATCCACTTCGACAAGGAGATCGAAGCCTTGATCTTCTCTAGTTCCTCCAGCTTCCAGTATTCTGGCCATAGGGGCTCCCCGCTATCAAAGATGGCTGGAAACTCCACGACCTCCCACTGGTCGGCCTTGGGGTCCGTGGCCTGCTGCTTCAGCAAGCGCGCCGTCAGGTCGGCGTCCCCCCAGCGCGTCATGACGATCACGATGGCCCCGCCGGGTTGCAGACGCTGGCGCGGGCCAGACATGTACCATTCCCAAGCGTTGTCCAGAGCCGTCGGGCTCAGGGCATCCTGTTCGGAGTGCGGATCGTCAACAATAAACAGATCAGCTCCTCGACCCGCAATACTCCCGCCCACACCCGCCGCGTAATACTCACCACCGTCATCCGTCTCCCAGCGGTACGCCGCCTTGCTATCTGCACGAAGCTTCACATCAGGGAAGACCTTGTGGTAGTCCTCCCCGTCCATCAGGTTTCTGACCTTGCGTCCAAAGCGGATCGAGAGATCCGCCGTGTGGGTGGCCTGCATGATCTTCTTCGTCGGCACCCGGCCAATGAACCACGAGGGGAACAAGAAGCTGGCGAACTCCGACTTCGTGTGCCTCGGGGGCATATTGATGATCAGCCGCTTCAATGTTCCGTTTGCCAAGGCCTCCAGCTTCCCGGCGACAATCTT